GTCAAAATTTGTAGTACTATGGATAGTATTAGTGCAGAGTTAGGTAAGCCTAAACGAAAGAGGTAACGTATTAAGCGTTACGTTGTTATCTCAGATTTACAATATCCTTTTATTAAGAAATCGTACGTTGAAAGTCTTTTAGATTACATAGATTACGTTAAACCAGATAAATTACTTTGTGTTGGTGATGAACTTGATTGCCAAACAATATCAACTTATGCACGTGGAACAGCCCTAGAATTTGAAGGCTCATTACAAAAGAATATACTTGGACTCAAAGGCTTACTCAAAGAATTCCGTAGTGCTATTGGACGCAGTAAGCCTTTTCTAATTCAACGAAGCAATCACACAATTCGCGTAGAAAAATATGTTGCACGTCATGCTCCAGCCTTTGCAGTTCTTGACGCAATTAAAATTGAAAACCTTTTAGGTTACAACGACAAAGACATCAACGTCACATATAACAGATCATTAACAGAAGTTGCCAAGAACGTAATCATGGGTCATGGCGACGAAGGCAGACTTTACAATCATGCAGGGCAAACAGCTCTTGGACTAGCTGTAAGAACAGGTAAGAACGTTATATGTGGTCATACTCATAGACAAGGTATTGCGTCTGCTTCTCATGGTTATGGTGGCAAACTTAACACCCTTTGGGGTGCTGAGGTTGGTCATCTTTGTGACCTTAATTCTTCTGGCATGAAATACATGAAAGAAGGACATGCTAACTGGCAAGCAGGTTTTGGCATACTTTACGAGCAAGACGGCGTAGTTAAACCTGAACTTGTACCTTTTAATAAAGACGGCTCATTTATAGCCGAAGGTGAACTCTGGCGATAACGCCGTTATCAAATTGTTACAATTCAATGCTGTGTTTTAAGCCAACCTTGTTCTAATCTCGTTTCAACGAGAGGGGCAATACATGGAAAAAGAGTGGTATCCAATATCACATCTGTTAGCACACGCTTATCACACTATGGACTATTACCACAGAACTAGGTGCATATTTGAGAAATGCGATTGTGAAAACAAGCTAGCGCAATTACAAGAATTCTACGGACTATTTATAGGGGTGAACTAAGTGGATTACCTAAAAGATTACATAGAAGTTAAAGATCGCATCAAATTGTTTTATGACAAATATCCAGAAGGATTGCTGTCATTTGATTACAGAGGCGTACTTGAAATTAACAACGAGACATACATTTACGGCAAAGCATTTGCTTACCCAGTAAGAGGCGAGTTGTACCACGCTGCTGGTTGGGCATGGGAACGAGTACCAGCTAAAGGATTTGCTCGTGGTGCTGAAATGATGACTTTGGAAACAAGCGCTTGGGGTCGCGCTATTGCAGCTCTTGGTATTGCTGTTACTAAAGGTATTGCTAGCCGAGAGGAAGTGCAACGCAATATGAAGCCAGAAAATGACCCTTGGCAAACCCCACCAGATAGCCCTAGAAAGCCCATAGAGGGCAAAATTAGCCAAGAAATCCCCATACAGGTATCTGGACAAGGGCAAGGCTTAGAAATGAGCCATTTTGGCAATTACAGGGTTGCTACAGAGAAGCAAATAAACTTCTTGCATAGTCTATGTAAGCGTGTTTATACTGACTGGGATAAAGACAAGCTACTGAAATATCTGCAATTCTTAAGTAAAGAGCAGGAGTTTGCCAAGTTAGAATTTGCCCCATATACCATTGTTAAAAACCAATTAGATAATCAAGAACTATTGGCAGATAACCTTGGTGCTTGGTTAAGCGCTTCTAGACTTCCGTCATCTCACGAACAAAGTGAAATGGCAACAGCAGATTGGAAGACAGACCAATTTTAGAAATATTTTTGCTAAACCCATATTTTAATGACGTTGAGCTACTACCAAGCGACTATCGGAAAATAGCCGTTTGTGAGTCGTCATTAAATCCAGAAGCGATTAACAAAACGGGCAAATACAGGGGCTTGTTCCAGTTCGATAATCGTTCATGGGTATATGTCGGGGGAACTGGTGACCCTGCTCGGGCATCTGTGCGTGAACAACTCCTACGCGCACAGAAGCTCGTTAAAAAGCAAGGATTTGCAAGAGCGTTTCCACAATGTTCAAAAAAAATGGGGGTTAAATAAGTGGAAGTATTTACAGCGTTTATTGGTGTGTTTCTGGTGTTATTAGTGTTGTTTATGAAACAATAAGACCAGAGAGGGGGGCAAATGAAACCACAAGACGTATACAGGCTTGAGCAAGTCTTACGACTGTCAATATCACAAGACTTACTCAGCAAGCAATCAAACTTCCAAAGCAAAGAAGATATGGAAGAAGCAAGAAAGATAGTAGAAAAAAAACACTAAGTCAAGACAGGGGCATTAAATGGGAACACCATTAGGTAGAGAAGCTGTTATTAGTTTGTTAATAGGTGGAATTCTTACGCTTGGTATTATGCAGATTTGGGAGTGGGTGAAAGCGTATGTTAGATCTAATATCAAGGTGCGTTAGTTGTGGTGGTTGGTGTTATGCAGCTAGTTACTGCAAGACATGCATGCAAAGGATTAAATAATGGCTACATATGTTTGGTGTAAAGTGTGTCATCAAATGATTGCTAAAGAATTATTGCATGAAGATTGTGAACCTAAAGTACCTGTGACATCATCAAAAATTAAAAAACAAATGGGTATTAAAAATGGGTGAAACAATATATTTGCATTACCATTATGATTACGACAACAGCAAAGAATGGATTTGCAAAGACGCTAAGTGTTATCAAAAGCGTTTAGAAGATAGAAAAAAGTTAGAAGAATATCAAGCGCAAATAGATCGTGATTTGTGTTGCAAAGACAATTTACAAATTGTTGAAGACATGATTCAAGACCCACGCATTGACGATTATAGATAACTACTGATATAAGTATCACCTTGGTCGCTCGAGCCAAGTCTAAACCTTAAGTCGAGGGTTGGTTAATAGCCTACTCAAACAGCCGTTAGAGGGCTTATCTCATTCTGCCTATTTAGCAGACGTGTATCAAATACGAGAAGATACGACATTACAAGCTACTACTTAACGAGTCTCCGAGTAGATCTAAATGGTTGTGATGATATGGCGAGACTAAGCCGAATAACAAATAAGGCTTCCGTTCGATAACCTGAAACCGCAGGGGTTCAAATGAGAATGGTTTACTAAGCCGTTCTCTGCCCTTCAACACACAAGGGTTCTTAACATATATAATGAACAACGTATGAATAAGATTAAACGTAACGGCAGTACTTCAAGATGGAGAAAGATTAGACTTGCAATACTCAGACGAGATAATCACACCTGTTACTACTGCGGAATACCTAGCGCAACTACAGTCGATCATCTCACACCCGTCGAGCAGGGCGGCGACGATAACTTCAATAACCTCGTTAGTGCTTGCGCGAACTGCAACTACAGTAAAGGCAATCGAACAGAAGAGCAGTACATTAAAGACAGAAACAAAAAACACAGGAGCAAAATGAACAAAGATAACCGATTTTTTGAATCAGGAAAGACACCACCGACCCCTGCTATGTTTTTCTCCCCAAAAGGGCTTAAAAGTCCGTTTGAAAAGCCAAAGGTGAACTAAATGGGCTTAAGAGAAGAAAAACAGCGCATATTGCCAGCACTTGATAAGGCAACTGAAGAAGCACAACGTCAGGGCATAATCACAGAACTTGACCTTGCAGGAATTGCAGTTTTGTTTTCAATCGCAGGCGTTCTCGATTCAGGAATGTTAAAACCTATGGAAGAAATTAAATATTTATCACAGTTACAGTCAGGGTTAGACAAGTATGGTCTCAGCTTGTTTGGTCGTAAAGAAAAACCAGAGCTTGAAGCAGGTGAAGACATACTTGACGATCTTAGGAAACTCACACCCGAGAATTCAGACCACAGCACTAGCTCTCCCAACTAGAGGCAACGAGGTCGCAGAGTTTGCGCGACAAATTGACATGCCTTTACTGCCTTGGCAACAGTACTTAATTGACGAAGCCTCAAAAATAAAAGAAGACGGCAAATGGGCTTACAAAAACGTGCTCGCTATTGCAGCTAGACAAGTAGGCAAGACTCATCTTCTTAGAATGCGTATCCTTGCAGGGCTTTACCTATGGGACGAAGAACTACAAATAGCAAGTGCTCAAACAAGAGACTTATCGCTAGAGACTTTTAAAAAAGTTGTAGAAGTAATCGATAACTATGACTGGTTACGTAAGAAAGTTAAACACGTAACACGAGCTAATGGTCGAGAAGAAGTAATGCTCAAAAACGGCATGCGTTACAAAATCGTAGCATCTAACTCAGGTGGGGCAAGAGGTCTTTCATCAGATCTGGTAATACTTGATGAGCTTAGACAACAAAAAACTTATGATGCTTACTCAGCATTAGTCTTTACCATGAACGCTAGACCTAATGCACAGTTTTGGGGCATCAGTAACGCAGGCGACCATTCTTCAATAGTGCTAAACGCTATGAGGCAACGTGCGTTAGATAAAATTGAAAGAGGATTAGATGACCCGTTGTGTTATATGGAATGGTCAGCATCACCAAACAGAAAACTTAATGACATTGAAGGTTGGAAAGAAGCAATACCAGCATTAGGAAGAACAATCTCAGTAGATGCAATCAAAGCCAGGTTAAGTGACCCACCAGAAATCTTTATGACAGAAGTGTTATGCCAATGGGTAGACACAATGAACAGTGCATGGGAACAAGGTGCATGGAATTCTTGTATGCAACCAAACCTAGCACTAAAGCCCGACAGACCAACATGGTTAGGTGTTGAAATAAGTCCAGAACGTAACTCCTGGGCTTTAACTGGTTCACAAATACTTGAAGACAAATCTATAGCTGTAGGTTTAATGGAATTTCAGGAACAAGACTCACCAATAGATGATCTGTTTATCGCTGGACGTATTGCAGAGTGGGCAAAGCACTATAACGCAGAAGAAGTAATAGCAAACAGGTTTACAGGTGACTCAGTAGTAGCCAAACTTAAACAAGCAGGCATAAACGCAAACGTAATTAAAGGCTCAGACTATTACACCAACTGCGACCAGGTGCTTAGTGCTATGTCAGGTGGTCGCCTTGCTCATTCAAACCAACCTGAACTATCAGCAAGTGTTAATAGTTGTATTAAAAAATCAAATGACACAGGTGCTTGGTATGTAATGAGACGCAAACCTTCAACAGCTGCAATAAGTATGATTTTGGCTGTAGGCAAAGCAGAACAGTACGGCTCAAGGGCGCAAAACCAAGACATTGTAGTTGCTTAGGTGCTTGACTTACATAACGATTTGGTAAAGAATTAGAAGTTATGGGCTTCTTTCAAAATCTTCTTGGTGTTACACCAAATGAGGACGTAAACAAAGTAGATGCAGCAGTAGCACCATATAACTATCAAGGTTATGCCCAACCATTTGATTATTTTGGTTTAACAACAATAACTAGATCACAAGCTATGCAAGTTCCAGCCGTTGCAAGAGCTAGGAACATTATTTGTGCAACAATCGGATCATTACCATTAGAAGTAAGACGCGAATCAAACAATTCACGCGTAACTACACCACCATTTATCAAACAACCCGACCCAAGAATGACTGGACAATCTGTATATACATTTCTTGCTGAAGATATTTTATTTACAGGCAATGGCTATTTACAAATACTTGAACTTGGTGCAGACGGACGACCATTATCAGCACAATGGATTTCATCATCACGTGTAACAAAAACTTTAGATGCTTTAGGCATAAACGTTACAGGATATTCTGTTGACGGAAATCAAGTACCAAACGCAGGACTAGGTTCTTTAATACCATTTACAGGATATGACGAAGGATTATTAAATCGCGCAGGAATAACAATTCAAACAGCACTTGCTTTAGAAAAAGCAGTTAAAAGATTTGCAGATGAACCAACACCAAACGTTGTACTTAAATCAAACTTGCCAATGCCAGCAGAAAGAGTTACAGCCCTTCTAAATTCTTGGAAAGAAGCACGCAACACACGTGGCACAGCTTTTGTTAACGACACAATCGACTTTCAAAGCATAGGTTTTAGCCCAGAACAATTAACGCTAAACGCAGCACGTCAATACATGGCTTCCGAAATAGCAAGGGCTTGTAATATCCCAGAATGGTATCTTGGCGCAAACGCAGGCGGCAGCATGACCTACTCAAACACAATTCAAGAACGTCGTGCATTAGTTGATTTTTCACTCAAGCCTTTAATGACAGCAATAACATCACGACTATCAGATATTGACATAACCCCACGCGGATCATACGTCAAATTTGATTTATCAGAATTCTATGCGCCAAGCGCAATAGAAAGAGCAGACATATTTACAAAGTTAATACCTTTGGGAGTAATGACTGTTGAAGAAGCAAGAATCGAGGAAGACTTAATAAATGAATAATTATGTAAAGTTTTCTACAGACATTATTGCAGCTAATTCTTCTAAAAGAGAATTAACAGGTGTAATAGTGCCATTTAACAAAGTTGGTCACACAAACATGGGTGACGTTGTATTTAATCAAGGTTCATTAACTATTGGTGACGGAATTAAATTATTTACAGAACACGACATGACAAGACCAATTGGAAAATTAAAATCATACGAAGAAACCAATGAAGGAATAGTTGGCACATTCAGAGTTGCAAGAACAAACGCTGGTGATGATGCTTTGGCTGAAGCCCAAGAAGGATTACGCACAGGTTTCTCAATCGGCGCAATGATTGACGATTATGTCACTAAAGGTGAACAAGTAATTGTTAACGCAGCAACATTAAAAGAAGTATCACATGTAACATTTCCTGCATTTGGTGAAAATGCACAAATAACTGACGTCGCAGCAAGCGAATCAGAACAACCACAAGAAAGCGAGGATACTATCGTGTCAAACGAAGTAACCCCAGAAGTAGTAGAAGAAGTAGCTAAAGAAGTAGCTGCTCCTGCTGTAGAAGCTGCAGAACGCAAAGTTATGCCAGCAATCTTTACAGCACCAAGAAGCCCAATTAACTCAAAGGCTTCTTATTTAGAACACAACATCAGAGCAGCACTTGGAAACGAAGACAGCCGTCAATATGTAATGGCAGCTGACACAACTTCAAACAACGCAGCTTTTATTCCAACCCCACAATCAACAGAAATCATCAACGGAATTGCTAACGCAGACCGCGGCGCAGTAGACGCAATTTCACGCGCAACACTTCCAGCAGCTGGTATGACTTTTGAAATTCCAAAAATTACAACTGCTCCAACTGTTGCTGAAGAAGGAGAAGGAGACGCAATATCTGAAACAGATATGGCTTCATCTTTTGTTTCTGTTTCTGTTAAAAAATACGCAGGACAACAAACATTCTCAGTAGAATTGTTAGATCGTTCATCACCTGCATTCTTTGACGAATTAGTACGTCAAATGGAATTTGCTTATGCAAAAGCAACTGACGAAGCAGTAGCAGGCGCATTAGCAACTGGTGGAACTGATGGTGGAAACCGCACATTTAACGCAGCAGGTCTTCTAGGCTTCGTTGCTGATGGTGCAGCTTCTATTTACACCAACTCATTAGGATTTGCTCGTTCCTTAGTTGTATCTCCATCTGCATGGGCAACCATCATGGGATTAAACGACGCAGGACGTCCTATCTATAATGCTGTTAATCCAAGCAATGCGGGCGGTTCTGTTTCTGTAAACAGCCTTCGCGGAAACGTTGCAGGATTAGATCTATACGTATCACGCAGCTTCTCAGGTGTAGGCGATAACTCAATGATTATTGCTAACCCAGATGCATACACTTGGTACGAAAGCCCACGTTTGAGCCTACGCACAAACGTAATTAACACAGGTCAAATTGACGTGTCTTACTACGGCTACGGCGCAATTGCTACAAAAATTGGCGCTGGCGCTTACCGATTCATGGTTGCATAACCATAATCAACTAAACGTGTGGGTGGTTCGCCCCTGTGCCACCCACACCCTTAAAGAGAGGAACAAAAAATGCCAGTATTAGTAACAGCTAGTGAATTAAGAGCTGTACTTGGCGTTCCTGTTGCTCTTTATTCAGATGCACAACTTGATTCAATAATTGAAACAGCAGAAGACGCTATTGGTGATTTTCTTGTACAACATAAAGTTGCAGTAGACAGACATTATTCACAAAGCGCAACCTCAACTACTTTACATTCAACACAACCACACAAATTTCACGCAGGACAAACAATAACAATTTCAGGTGTTGCAGGACACGCAAACGGATCTAAAGTAATCTCAGAAATTGTTGATTCATACATTTTTAGAATTACAACAACAGGTGCAGACGTTCATAGTGAATGGTATTGGGCTGTTCCTAGTGGTTTGGCTTACGCTAATTCACTTTCACAATATAACGGCGTAGACGCTGTTGAAGAAGCCGTACTGCAAATTGCTGTAGACGTATTTCAATCAAGACTAGCTGCAGGTGGCACACAACAAGCCCTTGATTACACACCAGCCCCATACAGAATGGGCAGAACCCTTTTGTACAAAGTCACAGGTTTAATAAGCAAATATATTGACTCTAATAGTCAAGTAGGTTAATTATGGCTTTAAGTACGCTACGTGCAGGGCTTAAAAGCGCAATAACAGATAACACAAAATATTCTGCCTATGATCACGTACCAGATATTATTATTCCGCCAGCAGCTCTAATTTTGGCTGGAGATCCATACCTAGAACCAATGGTTATAGGTAACACAAAAAATTGGTACGTAAGACTTACTCTTGAAGTAGTCAGCACTACGTATTCAAACCCAAGCGCATTAACAAACTTGGAAGATGATATAGAAACAATCTTGGCACTAATACCGACGAATTGGATTATACTGTCAGTATCAAGTCCGAGAATTAGACAGACTAATAGTACCGATCTATTATCTGCTGAAATACAACTACAAACAGCCTACACAGGCTAAGAAAGGCAACAAATGGCAACAACAATTTTAAGTGGTCGTCAATTAGCATTAAGCGTTGGCGGAAAAACTTACTCAGAACAAATTTTAGACTCTGCTATCAACTTTGATACCGAACGTTTAACTTTTGACACCCTTGCAGGCAAAGCCTACAAATACATTGATTCAAACGTTACTTTAGATATTAACTTCTTGAATGATGCTGCAGCTTCACCAAACAGCCTATACGGTGATTTGTGGACAGCCACAGAAACAGCACCAGACACAGCACTTGCTTTTGTTATGACTTTGAAAACTGGTGTAACTTTGACTGGTACAGTATTACCACAATACCCAGGAGTTTCTGCTTCAGGTGCAGACGCACAAACTTGTTCAGTATCTTTACAAGTTGTCGGCATTCCAACAGAAGACCTAACAGCGTAACAACAACAAAAAACAGAACAGGGGCATACAAATGCTTAAATTAAAAATACATTGGGAATTAGAGACAGGTGAAGTTTATGAAGAGTGGACTAGACCTAATGAACTTGCCCAAGCAGAAAAAGAACTTTACAACAATAAATCAATTATTAAAATTCTTACTGAAGAAAGCAGTCCAAGTAATAACCTTCTATTGTTTTTGGGTCATAAGATCCAACAGCGTGTTTCAAAGAAGATGGAAAACTTTGAGATTTGGAAGCCAAAGGTTACCGATATTGCAGCTGTTGATTTTGAGACAGCAAATTTTACGAAGCCCGAAGCATCGGGCGAATAGCAGTAGAACTAGCAATAGCAACTGGGATACCACCAGACTATTGGCTCAATGCAGAACCAGAATTATGGGCTACGGCTATAGATGTATTGAGCGAGCGCAATAATGGCTAAAGCAATTCAAATTGTTAAAGTTGATAAAGATTATCGTGGGCTTCTTCGTGCGTTTAGTAAAATGGACGATATTGCTAAGAATGATATGAAAAAAATTGCTAGTGATTTAGCTGAGCGTGGTGCTAATTATGCTAAAGGTGCAGCTAATAACGCACCTTACAATGTGAAACAAGCACAAGCTGTTGCCCAGTCAATTAAGATATCTAAATCTGATAAAGCACCAAGTTTTAGTATTGGTGGTAATCGTAAAGTTGGGTCTAGTGCTTTTAGTGCTGGTTATGTGATAATGGGTAATGAATTCGGATCTAAGCAATACAAACAGTTCCCTAAACGTTCTGGCAAGAGTGGTAAAGAGGGTTGGTGGTTGTATCGCGCTATGTCAAGATTTCAACCTACTATTGCTGAGGAATGGCTTAAAGGGTATGAAAAAGTTAGAGATGCTTGGAAGGCTAATCTGTAATGGCTGATATTAGGACACTCAAACTTGCGCTTCTTGCTGACACAAAACAATTTATTGATGGCTTAGACAAAGCCGATAAAGAAACAAAAAGTTTTAGCAATAAATTAGGTGATGCCCTTAAAGTGGGTGCAGCAGCATTTTTAGCTCTTGGTGCAGCTGCAGGTGCAGCAGCTCTTAAAATTGGTGTTGATTCTGTTAAAGCTGCTATTGAAGATGAGAAGGCTCAAAGAAATCTTGCTAAGACTTTAGAAAACGTTATTGGGGCAACTAAGCAACAAACAGAAGAAGTTGAAAAATATATTACAGCCCAATCATTATCTTTGGGTGTTTCAGATGATAAATTGCGTCCTGCTTATGCAAGGTTGATTCGTTCTACAAAAGATACAAAGGAAGCACAAAAAGCTTTGAATCTTGCTATGGACATAAGTTCAGCAACAGGTCAAGATTTAGATACAGTCACTTCAGCATTAGGTAAAGCTTATGACGGCAATGCTGCTTCACTTGGCAAACTTGGTTTAGGTATTGATAAAGCCATTCTTAAGAGTGGCGATATGGACAAAATTACTAAAACACTTGGTGAAACATTTAAGGGATTTGCTGAACAAGAAGCTAATACTTTAGAAGGAAGATTTGCAAGAATCTCAATTGCCATAAATGAGGCTAAAGAAAGTTTAGGATCTGCGCTACTTCCAATAATAGAAAAGTTTGCTGAATTTGCTAACAATACTTTAGTGCCAGCATTACAAGGAATTGTTGATGGTTTAACAGGTAAAAAAAGATCTGTTGTTCCAGCGTTCTTAACATTTGGTGAAGTTACAAATGATGCCGAAAGTGCAGGATACAATTTAGGAGCTGCTTTACGTGATCTTGGTTCAGGTCTTGGCTCACTAGCTGGTGCGTTTGATAGTAGCACTTCTGCTGATTCAGGTTTTGTTAGATTTATTGATTTATTAACTTCTATGGTTAATGCTTTAGATTCTTTGTTTGCCAAACTTGATGCTGCTGTCCAAAAGTTTAGAGATTTCAAAACAGCGTTTGATAATTCACTTGTAGGACAATTTGTAAACGCAACAGGACAATTTGCACCCAATGCACCTGCTTCTGGTAAAGCAGCAGGTTTAGTAGGCATTAGAACACAACCATCTGTAGTAAACAACTACAACATTAAAGGTGCTGTAGATCCTCAAGCCACAGCTAGAGCCATAGTAAAAGTACAAACAACAGCAACAAAAACTACAGGTATTAAACCATTTATTCCAGGTAGGTAACTATGACTGTATATACACCGACCTACAGGGTTACTATTGCTGGAACTGTTCAAACTTCTACAACCCTTGAAGACGCAACAATCACTTATGGTCGTAATGATTTTTTTGAAGCAACTCAACCTAGTTACTGCAATCTAGAATTATTAAATCTTGACGGAACAAGTCCAGTAGTCAATTTATTAGACACAATACTGATTGAAGTAACAGACTCAACAGGTACTTATGTCAAATTATTTACAGGTGAAGTTTCAGGTGTTTACAACAGATTTGCCGGGGCAGGCGCAGCTGGTAAACCTAACACTTTACAAATACAAGCAATAGGTGCTCTTGGTTTACTTGTTAAACGTTACGCAGGTTCTGTTGCCTACCCTGAAGAATTAGACGGCGCACGCATTACACGTATTTTGGAAGAAACACTTTATACAGCTTGGGAAGATTTAAGTAACACTCTTACTTGGAATGATTTTACAACTGAGACTTGGGCTAATTATGGTGTTCAGGGCATTGACACAATTGACGCAGGACGTTATGAAATGCTTGCTAGATCAGCACAAGTAGAACAGGCTTACAATTTAACAGACGTTACACAACAATCAGGGCTAGGATATTTGTATGACACAACTGATTTCAAAATTGGTTACGCAGACGCAGAGCGAAGAAGCGAAAACTATACAACTAATCTTATCGAACTTGACGCTGATCTTGTAAACGCTGACATACAAACAAGGCTACAAACAGCAGACATTGTCAATAGTGTTGTTATCCAATATGATGACCCAGTCTTAGAAGTAGCAGCACAAAACGATACGTCAATAAACACTTATGGTTTGCTTGAAGAAGTTAGATCTACAATACTTGCTCAAACAGCTGATGCCACAGAACAAGCTACAAACTTTGTTAATTACCGAGGAACACCTAAAGCATCACTTGAAGAGGTTACTGTCAATCTTGCTAACTCAAATATGAGTAATACTGTCAGGGATAATTTGCTTGGTGTTTCTATGGATACTCTTTTGTATTTGGACAATATTCCAGTAGGGCTGATAGTTGAAGGTTCTTTTGAAGGCTTTGTTGAGGGTTGGACTTGGACACTTGGTCGCAATAACCTTGAATTGGCTATGTCTGTTTCTAACTCAATCTATTCAACCCTTGATGTTCAATGGGAAGATTACAATGCTTCTATTCAATGGCAGAACCTTGCTAATGATTATCGTTGGCTTGACGTTATTTAAGAAAAGGATAAACTAGAACAATGGCAACTACTACCCCTAAT